GGGGGACGCTGAGCCCGATCCGTGTGATTTGCCACTATCGCTAGGCGGGGTAACGGGTCCAGGCTGCTACCGCTTGGCGGGCTACCGGGGGTCCAGCCGCTATCGCCATCCGCCGATCGGCTTACCGTCATCCAATGCTCGCCGGCCAACCGGCCCAAGGTAAACCACAAGCCGGGTTGACTTACTGTACCAACTTGGAAGATCGGGTAGGTACAAAGTAAGATTATTGGATCTCGCCCATCGGTTAAACAGTGCCTCCTCGAATGGAGGTACATATATGTGGTTTAACTGGGCAGCGGCTTTCCGGTTAACACGGTAGTATTGAGGATGGTCTACAAATGTAAAGGGCATAGAGGCATACCCATCGTGAACCCCACCCCTGACCAAACATTCATGAGTGAAGGGGGTGCCTAAAGTCCAACCATGTCGTTTCCCGAACTCCCTGGCGATCGATAGCTCTAACTTATCGACCCGGTTGTTCGAGGCCGTGACCACCCAGGCGACCTTGCGCCATTCCGGAGATCGGTGATCGACCTGCCGCTCCGGAATGCCTCTTTCCCGTTCGATTTCGGCTAGGGCCGCGAAAATATCCATAATTCCCTCGCTGGACAGGTGACACGGACAGGCGGGTTTTTCTTACATCACTCCCTATATAAATATATTTTTATTATTTAATTATTCTTTACGTTTAATTTTTCCATTTTCTCTCTCACACGTATTATCTCCTTGTCTACCTGTCCTACCTGTCCTATAAATAAAATATAATAGTAGAATCAATAAGTTAAAAGGTAGACAGGGTATGGGACAGGTAAGGGGGTTCAGGACAGGTTTTGCGGTGGAAAAAACTATAGGGGGTTTTTCAGGTAGTGTGCAATCTGAATTAGGGGGAAAATAGCTCCGAATTTCCGGGGATTTCGTGACCACACGGTGACTTTTTTCCCCTCGTAAATAATTCTCCCCATGCGGGTGAAATTAGATATCCGGAGGATCGCGGAGCAAGTTGTCTCCCTTATCGGGTTATTCGATCGGTTTTTTGCCTCTAATATTTGGGCAAGTTTCGAGACAACGACCACGTCTTCCGAAATATCATGATAAAATCCACCCTCGATGAGGTCTTCCAGAGTCACGCTTTCATCCGAGCGAGCCTGTTCGATCATGGATTGTCGCCCGGTGCTATCCGGAGCGCGACCGTATGGCTTAAATTCCGGGTGCAATTTATAGGTCAGCAGCCACCCGCGTAGCGCTCCCGCTGACTGCAAGGTTTCCTGCAATCGGTCAAAATATCCTTCCTCCGTCACTTTTCTAATGTGTTTCGCATCCTGCCACTGTGATTGCAGTATAAAGTAGCGGCGATCGGCATCGGTTATCGGCAACGCGTTCTGGAAGTTACTGGTTAGCATGTACGCTGTAGTATTTTGTGCATTGTAGGTGTCCATCCGCATCTCTCGAACGGGGATTGTGGCGTTGGTTATGTAAGGCTTCATCTTATTCAGGATGTCGTAGCGATTATGGCCGATCATTTTCACCTCTTCGATTGCGGTAAACAGTTGGCCTACCGCCCATCCCGTGAATTTGTCTTCGATATCGCTGCCGTTGATGGTCCGGGCGTTATTGCCGCCCAACACCCCGGCCATCATGTTGGCGAAAAAGGTACGACCGTCCCCGTCTACCCCTTGCATCAGGATTGCCCAATTTGGTCTTCGTCTGGTCTGGACGATGTGGGCAAACCAACTTATTGCCAGTTCCCGTTCCCGCTTGACCGGGAACAGGAACTCGAAATGGCGGATTACCCGCTCAACGCTTTCCCACCCCTCAAGGGGATCATCCGGCACCTTGGGGATGCCACGCTCGCTGTAGGAGTTTACCCATTTCAGTCCATACCCGTCTGTGAACGTAGCTTCTTCGGTGGGGAGATACATTGTCATGTGGTAGACCGGGATCTTGACCACATCGAGGGCATATTGGCCGGGGTTTCCTTCCGCCACGTAGCGCCCGTGGGCGGCGTCGAACGCCTCACGTTTGATCCTCGCCCCTGTTCCCGTGTGATAAAACTCGGTTGTATGCGTCAGATAAACCCAGTTTTCAAGCCACACAGGCACCCCTTCTTCCTTATATTTCACCATGTTACGAGCCGACGCGATACTCAATTTAAGCCCGAGTCTCTTGGCATTCTGCTGCACGGTCGTCGCCAACCGCTCCCGATCGAGTGCATCTAAAACTAAGTTTCTACCCTCCGCTACAGCGGCGCGGAAGCCCCGCATGTCTGCCGCTACCTCTAACCTTAGAAGCACGTCGGATAGGCGGTCCCTGGCACTTATCGCCGCCCATTTCCTTATATATCTGTGGGTTGTTGGTCGATTGTGCCGGCCGAATGACTCCCATGATATCCCGAATTTCGTGTCATCGTGCTTGAGCGCCCGGCTCGACCACTCGCGGGCTAACTGCCGTCCAAACATGTTTCCACCGGTTTCATGGTGGATCGCCGCGATCAGCTTCAGCCAACCGAGTTTGCTGGTGTCCGAGTCTTCGCCGTAGGGAACCGAGTTTGAGTTGGGGATTGCCAGCACCAGCCGGGTCAGTTCCTCCTCGCTCATGCCAGCGGGATCGCCGCCGATCCCCAGTTCGGCTAGGTCGTCGTCGCCGAACTCGCGGTCCCGGTTGACGGTGGAAACTCGGTTTTCACTGGTGTACCCGCGAGCCGTCATCAGCTTTTCAAATTCGCGGATGATCTCGCGGCACTGTTCCTCCGTGATCACCGGCAAATCATCTATGTAGACGAAGACCGGACCATCACCTTCTGTCCACACGTAAGCTTTACCGGTTTCCGGGTGGATACCGTAGGCTACGAACTGTTGACCATTACCGAGGATTTCGGTTTGATATTTACGTCCAAGGTCGTCCCAGTATATCGTGGACGAGATCTTACGCATTGGTCGGTTCACCCTGAACAGCAGTCCACGTTTAGGGAAATTACCGATGCGAATCGGGGCAAACCCGATCTGGATGCTGGTGAATGTCTCCATGTGCTTCGCGTCATCCGGTTCGGGGATGTCAAAATCCACGAACGCGAGTTTTTCGCCACAGGTTATGCCGACACCGGCTTCAGCGTGGCCGTTCGACAGCCAGTAACCGATGTCTTCCTTTGTCGTCCGGTGTTTTTGCCATTGGGGGATCACTGGAAACTTGTTTCCAGGCTTGATCGGGATGACGTTGTAGCCGTTCGCGAGTATCCGTTGCCCTACTTCCGCCAGGAAACCGGTCATCCGATCCTCCGTTGGAACATCAGTTCCTGGTTGCCCCACGCGATAACCTCGATCCCTATCACGCGCTCAACAGCTTCCAGCGTCTTCTCGCTGACATAAAGTATCCGGCGATCGTTCACCTGTGAGCGTAGGGTCGAGTAATTTATGCCGATCGTTTCGGCTAAATTCTTCATTTTGCCGGTTTGGCTGGCGTAAACGCACCCCAGTTGAATAAAAAACACGTCCGTTGCTCGATCTTTTTCGGGGCCATCGGGCATTTCGACCAGCCACCGTGGAAAAGGTAAAAGCATTTGTAAGTTCCTTTCATTTTGTACTTGACCGGTACAACTTAGCGACGATATTCTCCAATCGTCAACTTGAATGTGGAGATAAAAAGTGGCGCTCGAAGACGACGTGAAAGCACTCACCCTTGCACTTACCAATTTGACGGAGAAATTGCCCGTCAACGGGGCCGCCGCCGCCCCGGCAACCACTACAGCACCGGCTACACGCGGTCCCGGCCGCCCCAGGAAAGTCAGTTTGGACGAGGTAAAGGCGGTTGCAGCCAAGCTAGTGACAGAACGAAGCCGCCCCGTCGCGGTGAAACTGATCCACGATCTGGGAGGAGCGCAACTGGCTGACTTGGACGAGAGCAAGTACGCCGAGTTCATTGCTGCGGCTGAGCTTTTGATCAAGCAGCAGCCGGCCGAAGCGTCGGAATCGGAGCTTTAAGAGGGCCGGCGGAATGGTTGTCAGCGTGTTCCGGCCCAGCTATTCCGCCACCTCCTTGTTCTGCGCCGGCTCCCTGCTTCCCTCGATCGAGGCGGCCGACACGGCTGGTTACGATGCGGCCGAGGGCACCGTCTTCCATGAGTTGATCGGGGAATGGCAGTTACGCGGTCGGCCCGACCACCTGTTGGGTACGACCAGGGAGGTGGACGGACACACGGTCGAGATAGTGGAGGAGATGTTCGTCCACGCCGAGGAGTGCCTGTCCCGCGTCAACGACATCCCCGGCGACCGGTATGTGGAAACCCGAGTCGACCTGAGTTCGATCACGCCGATACCCGGTCAGGGCGGTACGTGCGACGTAGCCTTCTGCGAATACGGTGTACTCGACATAACCGATTGGAAATATGGCAAGGGTGTACAGGTGTACGCCTACAAGAACACGCAGTTGCTGCTGTATGCATTCGGCTTTTACCAAGAGTTTAACCAGACTTACGATTTCGAGACGATCCGGCTGCGGGTCGCGCAGCCTCGCCTGAACCACTGGGATCTGTGGGAGATCGGCCGGGACGAACTGTTGGAGTTCGCCGGTTGGGCAAGGGAGCGGTGGGCGCTTGCCTGGGAACCGGGTGCGCCGCGCAGCCCCAGTCCGAAAGCGTGCATGTGGTGCAAAGTCAGACTGACGTGCCCCGCGCTTGAGGTAGCCCGCCAAGCCTTGGTCGATCTCTCTTTCGAGGGGTTGGATGAAGTGGATGATGACACCCAACGGGCGGTTCAGCCTGCCAATCAAGTGCTGCCGCCGCCGGCAGAGTTAACCATCGGGCAGCTAGCCGAGATCTACCGCTACCGGCGGATGATGGAAACTTGGTTTGCTGAGATCGGAGAGGAACTGATCCGCCGGGGACAATCCGGCGACGATCTAGGCGGCCTGTGGAAGGTTGTTGTCGGCCGCCCCGGTAACCGCCGCTGGGTCAACGAGGACGAGGCGGTAGACGCCTTCCATCGTATCGGCGTCGAAGACGACGAACTGTATGAGTTGAAGTTCCGGTCACCGGCTCAGATCGAGAAGGTGGTCAGGGCAGCCGGTGTGCGCGATCCGAAACTGGCGAAGCGATACGTGACCATGTTCACCGATCGCGCTCCCGGCAAACCGGCACTTGTACCGATCGGTGATGCGCGTGCGGATCTCCAGGCAATCGTGGGAGATGTTTTCGACGAATAAAGAGTGCCAAGGCGCTCTTTAACGCCGGTTTAGCGCGTGTTCCGGCCACAAAAAACACGGCGTAGTGGAGAGTAAAATGACTGATGATACTTATAACCCCCGTAAACTTCCAGAAACCGTTGCGGATCTTCTTGCACAACGCAGGTCATTGAAGACACGGTCGCTGCATGACGATGTGGATGAATGCCATCTGAAGTTGTGGACCAATCCCGAATACCGGAGGTGTTTTTTCGCTGTCCATGCTTCAGAGACTATCGAAGGATCGTTCATTGCTGATGAGCACATGGCGGCTGGTATGGTTCGCACTTTTGCGAAAGCAAATAATATCCCGATCGCGGCTGAAGCGAAAATTGCCGCCATCGTGTATTCGCTCAATGTCGTTTGCCGGCGGTATAACATGTCACGGAAAGACCGGCAGAATCGTGTTCACGGTCAGCGTGTAGATGAGGCGGCCGAGTAACGTCAGCATCGCCTGTGGGAGAGCGGGTTAATAGCCCGCTCCCCTTTTGGAGGATTGAAGATGGTCGATAATATCTTTTCGCTACCAACGCTGTTGGAGCGGCTTGCCGGGAAGCTCAAAAGCTACTTACAACGTGACGCTACGAACCGTCAGGAATGGATTGAGATACAGGAGGGTATCTGCCTGACGTTGGCCGAGGCACGGGATCAGTTTTCAGCCAACATTGAGTTCGGTCAGTGGTGTGAAGATAATGGGTTCGGCAATGATGTGATCAATGCTGAGACGCGGGCGGCGGCTATTACGATGGGGCGTGATCCGCAGGCATTGCGTGCCTGTTTGACAGCGACAGACCGCCGATCATTGGAGACGATGTACCGTTTTGAGTTTGGTCGTTATTGGAACGTTCCAAAGACGCAGCCGCGCCAGCCGTTACAACCCAAGCCACCGACTGAGAACATCGAGGCTGCTATTGAGGCAGTGCAGCCGTTTGTCGATGCCGGTGTCAACGTTCCACGCGCTAAGGTTTCCGAGGAGCTTGGCATAGGTATGGAGACTGTCAGGCGTGCGACGGAGAGGGCACGCGGGCGGTCTGAAGCCAGAGAAGAACAAATGTACCCGCCGCTGCCAGCGGAGGATATGTCCAAGACCATGAAAAAGCGGTACGAGGCCGCTCTACGCAAAGCACGGCAGGAGATCCGCGAGGAGTTAAAGGTCGAAGTGTACAAAGAAGCTGAGGTCTATTTAGACTACCTGAAAGACCGATTAAGGCGGTCTGATATGATACTTTCCAATTACCAGGGTAAGATTAGCAAAGAGACGTTTCGTAAAATAAAGGCTTGCTTACACCCGGATCATAACACGTTCAAGTATGCCGCTGAGGCGTTGCAAGCCTTTTGCGAGATGGAGCCGGTTCTCGTTAAGCCTGACGATCCGGTTTATACCGGGCCGCCTTTACCCCAAACGGTGGCGGAACTGATGGCAAGGCGGCGTAAAAGGTAAACTTCGATGGCTAGGGTCTATGCGACCAAGGAACCGGCCGAGGTTTACCGTCGCTCGCTGCCGCGTCCGGAGCGGTTGGAGACGATACATTTTCGCAACAACACGAAGGAGGGGTTTGTCGTTCGACGTAAGCGGGTCATCTGGCGCACGGTCAACGGGAGAATAGGCGATGTCAGACGTAATTGAGCGGAAGATCGTAAAGAACGAAGACTACGTTGTCACGTATTCGGACGGGACGATCGTGGTGAAGGAGGTGAGGTTGAGCTTCCCCCACCTCGACAAGCCGTGGGCGGGTCCGAACGGGACCAACCCAAGGCCGACATACGGTGCGATCGGGTTGATGCCGAAGGCTCCGAAGTACCGCCGGTCGCAGTTGCTGTTGGAATCCGAAATCCAGCGGTTCGTGGCATCCAAGCAGAACCCCGATCTGCCTAGTATGCACCGGTTTATGCGGGATGGGGACGAGCGCAAGGACCGGAAGGGGTTCCCTGGACACTGGTCGATCCACACCAACGAGACGAACCCTCCCGCTTTGAGGGGTCGCGGTACGGACCCGGTCACCGGTCGGGCGAGGATCATCAAGCCGCAGGATGCCGTCGAGGTGTTCTATCCCGGTTGCTGGGTGAACATGTTTATCAAGCCGTGGTGGCAGAGCAATACGAACGGCAAGAAGGTCAATGCCAACCTGATCGCCATCCAGTTTGTGCGTGATGGCGAGCGGATTGTCGGGGACGGTCGCATTACCGATGACGTGGTCGATGACACGTTGGAGGTTCTGGCCGAAGACGACAGTGGCTTTGACGATCTGGAAGGTCTGTAGGCAGGCATTGAACCGGTGGTTAGGGGGAGCGTAACTACCGGTTCAGTGCGGGTGCCGTGTGGCAACCGAGCGGTCCTGCGGTATCGGTTGCACTCTATCAGGAACCCCTAATGCCATTCGACTCTTACTACAGGCCAACCAAGGACACGCTTCACCTCGACTACGAGACGGCGTGCGAACTCGATCTCCGCAAGGTTGGGTTGGACAGGTACTCGGCCGCACCGAGTTGCCGGGTATTGATGGCGGCCTACCGGATCAATGACGGTCCCCTGCGGCACTGGGAGGGCCACAGGGCACCCTTTCCCTCTGACCTACGGGAAGCCCTGGTAGACCCTGAAGTCGAGCGGTGGGCGTTTAATGCCCAGTTCGAGCGGGTGATCACCCGCCGTGTGCTGAAGATACCGACACCGATTCGGAACTGGCGTTGCACGATGGTTCTCGCCTTCATGCAATCGTTCACCGGGGGGCTTGGCGAGATCGGTAAACAGGTTGGCCTGCCCCTTGAGAGCCGCAAGTTTAAGACCGGTGACGATCTGATCCGGGTGTTCAGCGTGCCGCAGAAGCCGACTACGAATCAGCCGCATGTCTGGCGCAACTGGGACACCGATCCCGACCTGTGGGAAGAGTTCGTCCGGTACAACCAGCAGGATGTGTTGACCGAGGAAGCGGTCAAGCGGCGACTGATCGGATACCCGGTCCCCGAGGACGAGTGGCAGTTCTACGAACTCGACCAGATGATCAACGATCGGGGCGTCCCGTTGGATAAGCAGTTTGTCAGCAATGTGATGTGGATGGCGGCTCGCCGGAAGGCGGAATTGGCCGCCGAGATGAGAGAGATCACGGGGCTGTCCAACCCACTTTCGGTGGCGCAGCTTCTGCCGTGGGTAAGGGGTCAAGGTTATCCGTACCCCAACCTCCAGAAGGAGTTTGTGGCTAAGGCGCTGGCGCGGCACCGGCATGAGGGTGGCCTTCTCACAGATGAGTGCGTCCGCATCCTTGAGTGCCGGTTACTGGTCAGTAAGACCAGCATCAGCAAGGCCGATGCCGCCGATCGGACTGTTGGACCCGGTGACCGGGTGCGCTTTATGTACCAGTTTGCCGGGGCGTCTCGCACCGGCCGGTTCGCCGGCCGTAACGTGCAGCCGCAGAACATGGTCAGAACGCCGAAGATGTTCGATCCGGAGGACGGTGACGAGCGGCTGACGCTGGCTACCAATCTGATCCGGCAGGGTGACTACGACGGGTTCGAGCTTTTCGTAAACGAGCCGATGGACGCCTTCTCCGGGGCCATGCGGTCGATGTTCCGCGCACCGGAGGGGCACCAGTTCACTGTCTGTGATTACTCATCAGTGGAATCCGCCGGTCTTGGCTGGGTGGCGAAGTGCCCTCGCCTGTTGGATGTCTTCCGGTCGGGTAAAGACCCATACAAGGACTTTGCCACCCTCTTTTTCGAGAAGCCGTATGACGAGGTGACCAGGGCAGAGCGGAACATCTGTAAGCCGCCCACGTTGGGCTGTTTTTCGGCTGATACGCTCGTTTTTATCGCCCGTGGTTGGGTGCCGATTAGCTGTATCCGCAAGGCTGATTTAGTGTTCGATGGGGTCGATTTTGTCTCTCATGATGGTGTTGTCGATCAAGGTGTAAAGGCTGTTATTGATTTCAACGGGGTGAGCGTGACGCCGGATCACGAGATATTGTGTGGAGATGATTGGTGCCCCGTTTTGGACGTGTCTCGCAATACCCGCTTAGAGAAGCAGGCTATTGCTTCGGCGAATGGCATGTTCTCTCGCACGTTCGGCTGGAGCGAGGAGCACTGTATTACCGCTGCCGGTGTGCGGGATGTGGAGAAATTAAAATCCTTTACGCGCAAAATTTGGAGCGGGGTAAGACTAAAAGTTGCGTCTATTGCGCCAATGAACGTATTCGCCGAGCAAAGAATGGTGTTTATGAACGTTTTGAAGTTCCTCGCCAAACCATCGATCGTCTCGCGAACAGGTATTATGCGATTTGCTCCCGGTGCCGAGGTGTGGGGGTGGGCGCACATCGGTATGAGGGGCGTGGTATCTGTTGCAAGTTCGTCGATGTCTACGAGTTCGTCGGTTATTGCCTCACGTTGCCCGGTGCAGACGGTCCGCAGCTTTGGATCGACCGTATCGACAATAACGGAAACTATGAGATCGGTAATCTCAGGTTTGTTAAACCTGTGCCGAGTGGCCGAAACAAAGAAGTCCTCCGTTGGATTGAATACAAAGGTCAACGGATGTGCGCTGTTGAGTTTTGGGAGCGGTATGCGCCGGTTTATCAAGATAAATCGACGGTCGCCCGCAAAATTAGGGAGGGGCTGTCACCGGAACGGATCATTGCCGATCAGGCCGGCTGCCGAGGTCCGTACCTATGATATCCTGAACTGCGGGCCGCGTAACCGCTTCATGGTGTGGACGAACGCTGGCCCAGTGATCGCGCACAATTGCGGCTACCGCCTATCTGCCGGCAGGATCAACGAGGGCAGTAAGACTGGGTTGCTGCGATACGCCGAAGGCATGGGTATCGACATGAGCGAGGAACAGGCTGAGCGTGCCGTCTCGGTCTTCCGCTCTGGTTATCCCGAGATCCCACAGTTCTGGTATGGCTGCGAGGATGCCATCCGGTACACGATGCAGACGCAGCGTCCGTACGACTTTGGCTACCTCCAGTTCGACTACCGCAAGCCATACCTGACGATCCGCCTCCCCAGTGGACGGCTCATCTATTACTACCGGCCGCAATACGTTAAGCGTTCGATCAAGATTGAGTGGGAGAAGACTTCTGTCGGCTGGTCGAAGGTCGATGAGCCTTATTACATCGAACGAGTGGTGTTCGGCTATATGGGCCGGAAGCAGGGGACCACGAAGTGGGAGGTGATCCCCTCACATGGAGGCGTGTGCACTGAAAACATTGTACAATCCCTCACCCGTGACATCTTGAAGGTGGGTTTGCAGCGTCTCCATGAGGCCGGCTTCAAGATCGTCGGTCACTCGCATGACGAGGCGATAGCGGTCACGCCGATCGGGGACAACTACTACACCTTGGAGCGGATGCGGGAGTTGATGAGTGCCCCGATCGCCTGGGCACCGGGGTTCCCGCTTAACGCGGCCGGGTGGTCTGCCCCGTTTTATCGCAAGTAGCACGGGGTGGAATTGATGCCGTACAAAGATCCTGAAAGACATCGTAAGTGATCACCAGGGAGTGAAATGGCACGATATCGTCGAGGCAGCGTGAGGTAGCCCTATGCTGTATAAAAACCCTGAAGAACAGCTTTTTGAAAATCATCAAGTAGTCCGGATCACTGGGTTGTCGGGCAATCGTCTCCGCAATTTTCAGCGGGAACGCTGGATACAGGTACGCGGTCATCTGAAAAGCGGGCTGACTGCTTCAAATCTTTCCGCGCCATCGGATATCGCTGCGTTCAGCGCCATGTCTGGGTTGTTCGACGCCCTTGGTGCCAAGCGGGATGTCCTGGGAGCCGCAGCAACCGGCCTCTATGTATGGCAGCCCGAACAGGTCGCCAGGGCGTTTCATCCGATCACGCACGCGCTCTACGGCACCGCAAACGATGAGTGGTGGATCTGGCAAATCTATTCGCTGCGGAACGATCAGACCAGCCAGCGTCGCGTTCGAAGTTTTTGCTACAATATGGACGAGACGCTGAAGCTGTTTACCGATCTGGCCTCGCCCTGGCTGCCAATCACCCGGACGACTATCAATCTATCACCTTTGTTGAAGCCAATCGTTGCCCGCATCCGGGAGCGCGGCAACGCAACCCGCCGGCTTGACGCATTGGAAGGGAGCCAAGCATGACAGGTGACGCCGGGAGGCGATTGGAAGCCGCCAAAATTTACGGGTTCAGTGAGATGCCTGACACCGCGACACTGTCGTTGCGACAGTTACAGATCATCGAGGACATCGCGAAGGCATTAGGTAAGCGTGACGAGGTGATCGCTACCCTTGAAGCGGAGTTGCGAAATGCGGCAACCGCAGATTAGCGGGTTCACCTTGTTCGAGAACCCCGGCAAAGGCTGGCAGATGTCGGTTCGCCGCCGGGATGAGAAAGGCTGGAGTGTGTCGCATATCACACCAGAACAGGCGTCGGTCATCCTGTCCATGCTGGAAGCCAGCGGTCACCCGGATGGCCCATGGAAGGTTGGTCAGGGCGACAGTCTACAGGAGGAGATGTGGTACTTGACCGGGGCCGTTCGCCGGTTGACCGGAACGATTGAGGGTATGGTGAAGGTGCGGTGAGCGAACACCCCTTCCAGGGGCTTCCGCTGGGCAACTACGGGGCCATACTCGCGGACCCGCCCTGGTCGTTCCGGACCTACGGCGGCGACGATACGACCCCGCACCGTACCGAGTTCGAGCCGTACCCGGTGATGTCGATCAGCGACCTTGCCGCCCTGCCGGTTGCCGATCTGGCAAAGCCCGACTGCGCCCTGTTCCTCTGGGTGGTCGATCCCCTCTTGGATGCCTGTATCGAGGTCGGGAAGGCGTGGGGCTTTAAATATAAGTCCAGGGCGTTTGAGTGGGACAAAGCCAAGATGGGTATGGGCTTTTGGACCCGTAAAGAATGCGAGTCCTGTCTGCTGTTCACCAGGGGATCGCCGCGCCGGTTGGACAAGGGCGTGCGCCAGATGATCCGCGAGCCTCGCCGGGAGCACAGTCGTAAACCGGATGAAGCGTACAAGCGGATCGAGCGTCTGGTGGCGGGGCCGTACATTGAGTTGTTCGCCACCAGGGCGTGGCCCGGTTGGGATGGCTGGGGGCGGGACTACCCGCACGGTCTGTCGGCGGCGTTACAGCGGTTACGGGTAGTGGTTGAGGGTTGGAGATGAAGCGATTACCGCTATGAGGTCGTAATAACGATGGCTGGACGACATGGTGGAGATCAGGGCGGAAGACCCCCTGTGCATGGGATGTCTAAGCATCCGATGTATGCTGTTTGGGCATCTATGCACGCACGTTGCTATCGGAAGTCTCACTATGCGTTTAAGGATTACGGTGCGCGGGGTATAAATGTTTGTGCAGCTTGGTATAACTTTGAAACTTTCTTTCATGATATGTGGCCGACGTATAAAACAGGGCTTACCTTAGAGCGTATAGACAATGCTCTTGGTTATAGTAAAGAAAACTGTGAATGGGCATCTTGGAAGGTTCAGGCCAGGAATAGGCGTAACAACCGTTATGTAGATACGCCGATAGGCTTGATGTCGCTCTCTGAGGCGGCAGAATATAGTTCTCTTTTGGCTGCTACTATTAAATATCGTGTAGACGTAGGATGGCCCGCATCGCGGTTGTTCGATCCTCCGAACAGAGGGAGGCATCGTTATGAACCGCAGACAACTTGAAAGTGACATAGAGCGGCGGCATCGGCAGATAGCGACGATGGCCGGTTGGGTTGTTGAGAAGATTGAGAAGACCAGCAGGGGTGGGTTTCCCGACCGGTTCTATGCGCGAGGTGGTCGGGTGGTGCTGGTCGAGTGGAAGCGGCCGGGTGGGCGGCTATCGGCACAGCAACAACTGCGTCACCAGGAACTGCGGGCGGCGGGAGTCGAGGTTCACGTCGTCTATACGATCGAGGAAGCCAACCGGGTGTTGGGCATCGATGCTTGACGACTACCTACGGGAGACGTTCGCGGATGTCCGTTGGACCGAGGCTGACCTACGCCCGGAACAGCGTGAGGCGATCGAGTTCGTCAAGGCCAAACCGTTCAGTGCTCTCTACCTCGATGTTGGCACCGGCAAGACCGTCATCATTTTGTCCCTGATCGATTGGTTGTGGCTACACGGTTACCACGGGAAGGTTTTGATCATCGCACCGATTCGGGTAGCAAACCGAGTTTGGCCGAACGAATCGAGGCAGTGGTCGCACCTCGCCTACATGTCGATGACGGTCATTCGGGTCGAGGACGACGATCCCCGATTACGGGGATTAAGGGGGCCAGCCAGGACGGTGATGAAACACCGGCTGCGGGAAGCCCTTCTCGACAGCCCCGATCAGATTCACGTCATCAATCAGGAAGCGGTCGATTGGTTGGTTGGGGTTTGCGCCAGAAAGAAGACGTGGCCGTACCGCGTGGTGATCTTTGACGAGGCGAGCCGGCTGCGTGACCATCGGAGTGTGACGTTCAGGGCGTTGCGAAAAGTATTGCCGCACATCAAGCGGTTTCACCAGCTAACCGCCACCCCGGCATCGCAGACCTACATGCACCTGTTCAGCCAGATCTTCTTGCTGGATCAGGGCGAACGATTCGGCCGCAACATCACGCCGTTTCGCGAGCGGTACTTCATCTACAACTTCTGGGCACGCACTTGGAAGATTCGGGAGGGGGCCGCCCAGGAGATCGAACGGAAGATCGCTGACATCTGCCTCGTGCGGCGGCGCGAGCGTGACTTCCTGATCAGTGTCAGAAGGGTAGAGTTGGCACCGCGAGTGATGGCCGACTACCACCAGTTCGAGCGGGATCTGGTGCTCGACCTGGGTGACAAGGTCATCGACGGGGTCAACGGTGCCGTCCTGTGCGCGAAGCTGCTTCAGTACGCCAGTGGTGCCCTATACGACGAGCGGCGTGTCGTCCATGACATCCATGACGAGAAGATAGAAGAGTTGAAGTCGATCGTGGACGAGACGATCGACCAGCCGCTGATGGTTGCCTATTGGTTTCGTCATACGCTCACCCGGTTAAAGGCGGCGTTCCCGAATGCCGTGGTGATGGACCGGGCGGGCCGGATGGAAGCCGAGTGGAACAAGCGTAAGCACAAGATGATGCTGGTGCATCCGCAGTCAGTCGGTCATGGCATGAACCTGCAACATGGCGGGCACCACCTTGTAATTTTCGACTTGTTCTACTCGCTTGAGCTATTCACGCAGTTAATCGGTCGTCTTGATAGGTCGGGGCAGACGAATACTGTGATGGTTCACCTCTTATCTGTTGTCGGCAGCCTCGATCAGGTAGTAGCCTTCAACCTTCAGCGTCTTCGCCACGCTGAAGATTCCATGTTTCGCAGACTTCAGGAAATACGGGGGAGACAGCATGGCTGAGCATTACGGCCCGCGCACAGCATTTGGGCAACTTCTCCATTCCACCAAGTACCGGGCACAGGAGGAGAAGTTCGATGATTATTGTGTCCGATGGTCGCGGGCCACCACGGACAACGACAAGGACTTTCGGCGGGCACTCAGGTACACGCGGGACCAATCCCTCCTGCCGGCGGGCCGGCAACAACACTCGATGGGGCGACCCTACCTGACCACGGCTTACAACTGTTTCATCGGCGGCCTCATTCCGGATTCGTATGAGGGAATACTAGAGGCATTGAAGTTGGGCGGGATGACCCTTCGTACCGGTGGAGGGGTTGGCTGGAACTTCGATACGTTGCGCCCGGAGGGTGAACCGATCCGGGGGTTAGGTGAGGGCAGTTTCAGTAGTGGACCGATCTCGTTCATGCGAGTCTGGGATGTTAACTGCGAGACAATCCTGACAGCCGGTCATCGGCGTGGCGCGATGATGGCAACCTTCAGCGTCCATCATCCAGACATCCTGAAGTTCATCAGCGCAAAGCGGGGGACCGGGCAACTGCGGAATTTCAATATCTCGGTTACCGTGACGGATGAGTTCATGGAAGCCTTGGAGAAGGATGGCTTGTACCAGTTGAGGTTCGGCGATACGAAATTCGGGGCCGTTCGCGCTGTAGACGTGTGGGCCAGGATCATGGAGTCGAACTGGGATTGGGCGGAACCGGGGGTTCTTTTCATCGATCGAATCAACGCTAGGAACCCGCTTTATTACTGCGAGAAGATCTACGCTACCAATCCCTGCGCCGAGCAACCCATGCCGCCCAACGGCGCGTGTCTACTTGGTAGCATCAATATCGTGAAGACCTTAACCCCATCTCGCATCGGCAATGTGGTCGAGTTAGCCCGCTTTGATGGTTACGGCGTCTCTACAGACCACAGGATCGTTGATCCTCATTCTTCACAGTACGACATCGACTGGGAGTTGTTGGACGATCTGGTTGATACAGCGGTGCGTTGTTTCGACACTGTACCAGAGCGTACTGTCTTCCCCTTGGAAGCCCAGCGAGAGGAAGCTTTGACAAAGCGCCGGATGGGGCTGGGTGTGACCGGTATGGCGAACGCGGTTGAGATCATCGGTCACCGCTATGGCTCCCCAGGCTATGTCGCAATGCAAGATCAAATTTTGTCGAGGCTCGCTACGCAGGCGTATCGGACCAGCATTGAGTTGGCAAAAGAGAAGGGGAGCTTCCCGCTGTTCGATGCTGACAAGTACCTCGATGGCTGGTTTGTCAATACCGCCCTGGATGACGAGATCCGCGACGGTATCCGGCGACACGGACTGCGAAACGGGCTGCTGCTGTCGATCGCCCCGACCGGGACGATCTCGATGGCTGCTGACAACCTCTCATCGGGGATCGAGCCGCCCTATGCGATCGAGGGCAAGTACACGATCGTCATGCCAGACGGGAAACAAGTTTTCGACACGGTCGATCATGCCTTCGAGTTTTTCGGCGTGCGATGCCAGACCGCCAACGAGACGACCGCAGAGCAACATATCGACGTGTTGTGTGCGGCGCAGCAATGGGTGGACAGTTCGATCAGCAAGACGTGCAACGTCCAGGGGCAGGTTGCCGGGATTGGGCCGGGTGTCTCATACAATGACTTCAAGCAGCTATACATGCGTGCCTATGAGGGTGGTGCGAAGGGATGCACTACTTTCAATTCATCGGGAAAATTGCAAGGTGTACGCGAGGTAGTTGAAGCGGGAGAGAAGGTTGCGGTGGAGGAGGGCGCGGCTTGCCGGGTGGACGGCACGACCGGCTTGCGCTCGTGTGATTTCTGATGCGTGCCGAGACTCGCTTTAAGCGAGCGCTGCCAAAGATTGAGAAGGAATGGTGTTTGTGCCCCGTGCGCCCGTTGGTTTGGACGACAGCGGAAGAAATGGATCGCGACCCGAATAAACGCTGGCGGGACGCGGGTAACGGGGTGTTCTGGTTGGTGAGTGATCATAGAGAGCGGGATGATGCCTGCGGCGAAGCCGATTAGTGAGAGGGTCAACCTCGATACCGAATCCCGTGCGATCATCTACCAGGGTGCATCGGTAAACCAGCTTGGCGAAATCTTCCGAATGAAGACGCCGGATATCGCGCGGCGATTAGGCGATCTTCAGCCTGTTGGTGTGGGGCGGCAGAACAACCCGCTTTACGAATTGCGGGAGGCGGCCCAGCGGTTGATCCCCATGCCGGTCACCCCGGAGATGATCGACTTGTACATGCGGCGGGTCAACGGCCGAGATCTGCCGCCGATCCTGAACAAGCTTTACTGGGAAGGTAAGCTGTCGCGGGACCGCTATCTCGAACGTTCGAACGAGTTGTGGTTCACAGAAGACGTGAGCCGCGTGGCGGCCGAGTCTTTTCAATCGATCCGAATGAGTATAATGCTGATACCGGATGTATTGCGCGAGGAAAGCGATCTCAATGAGCGCCAGTTTCGGATGGTGCAGCGGATCGTTGACGATGCGTTAGAGGCTGCCCGTGTTAGACTCATTGCCGATCTCAGAAAACCGGATCAGGCTGGACCCGGATCTGTTGACGAAGACGGGCCGCTATAGGTCTGTCGTAGACATTTTTATCGATGCGGCTCAAGTTTTCCGGAAAGCCGATCGCCTTTCGGTCACGGACGTAGCAGAACAATACGTGATGATTAAGCGGCTTGGCTCTAGGTCCGAGCCGTGGAACCGCGAGCGCACCCCGTACATGGTGGAGCCGCAGAACCTGCTTTCCAGCCGCGAATTGTCGGCTGTGATTTTTGCTGGCCCGGCGCAATCAGGCAAGACGGAATCCTTGGTTCTCAACTTCATTGCTTATTCGGTCATCCAAGACCCGATGGACTTGATTCTGTTCAGCCCTACCCAGCAAGCTGCACGGGACTTCAGTGTTCGTCGTATCGACCGGCTGAATTTCAACTCGCCCCAGATGAAGGAGCGGCTACTTCGCAGCAAGAGCGGCGACAACAAACAGGCCAAGCTCTACTCATCCGGCATGATCTTGTCCCTGAGTTGGCCCACGGTCAGTGAAATGGCCGGCAAGCCGGCGGGCCGGATCGCCCTCACCGACTACGACCGAATGGACGACAATGTCGGTGACGAAGGGTCACCGTTCGACTTGGCCTACATGCGGACAACCACCTTCGGCTCCCTTGCCATGACTGTTGCCGAGTCGTCCCCGTCCAGGCCGGTGACGGACCCCAGGTGGATACCCGGTAGCCCACACGAAGCACCCCCCACCACGGGCATCTTAGCCTTATACAATCGTGGTGACCGTAGGCGTTGGTACTGGCCTTGTGCCCGCTGCTCTGACTATTTTGAGGGGCGGTTTAACCACCTGAAGTGGGATGACAAGGAAAACCCGCTGGATGCGGCTGACACTGTCCGGATGCTCTGCCCGACATGCGGACACGCCATGCACCCTAGTGACCGTCCCGTGATGCAGGAGTTCGGGGTGTGGCTCAAGGACGGACAGTCGATCGATGAACGGGGTAACACAGTTGGGCGGGCACCACGGACCAACATCGCGTCGTTCTGGCTGAACGGTGTCGCTGCCGGGTTCCAGAGTTGGCCGCAGCTTGTGGTGAAGTTTCTCAACGCTCAACGAGAGTTCGCTGCCACTGGGTCGGAGGAGGCGTTAAAGCAGTTTTTTAATAATGACTTAGGTGAGCCGTACAGGTCGAAAGCCGAGGAACTGATGCGGCTCCCTGAGATACTGCAAGCCAGGGCGGAACCGATGCCGCAGATTCCGCAAGGGGTCCGGTTCCTCGTGGCGGCGGTTGACGTGCAGAAGAATGCGTTTGTGGTGCAGGTTCACGGCATCGGGCCGGGGACGCCCTACGACATCACCATTGTCGATCGCTTCAGCATCATGAAGTCGGGTCGATATGACAATGATGGTGACCGACTGTGGGTTAAACCGGGAACGTTTCAGGAAGACTGGGAGCTTCTGGTCGATGAAGTAATGCTAAAGACGTATCCGGTTGAGGATGGCAGCGGCAAGGTTATGACCGTCAAGATGACCTTGTGCGATAGCGGTGGTCGGGCCGGCGTGACCACCAATGCGTATGAGTTCTACCGTAGCCTGAGACGGCGGGGGCTGTCGCCGCGATTCCATCTGGTAAAGGGCGAAGGTCGCTGGTCTTCACCACGAGCGCATGTGGAGTACCCCGACCAGGGGCGGAAGGATCGGCTGGCAGCGGCGAGAGGCGACGTGCCGGTCCTAATGCTAAACTCGAATATACTCAAGGATGCGTTGCACAACCGGCTGGATTCGATTGAACCCGGCAAAGGGATGATCCGCTTTCCCGATTGGCTGCCGGATTGGTTCTACAAAGAGTTGTGCGTCGAGCGACGGACGGAGAAGGGCTGGGAAGCCACCAGGGGGATTAGAAACGAGGCGTGGGATCTGCTGTACTACACGCTAGGTGGGTGCGCCTCGCAGATCTTGTTGGTCGAGAAGATCGATTGGCTGAACCCGCCGAGTTGGGCGGATGTGTGGAGCCGAAACCCGTTAGTTGTTAAGTCGGACGATCCGGATTCGTTGACTTCGACCGAGGGTTCCTACAACTTTGCAGAACTGGGGAAAAGCCTTGGATAAGTGCCAGGAGTGCCAGGGGACCGGCTACCGTTTGCGCCGGTCGTATCCGGGTAACGAACAGTTCGCTTACCCTTGTCAAGCGTGTGGCGCAACGGGGACCGCACGAGTTGGGGTGGACCGTTTTACCCAGCATGTTATGGACAACCTGCGGCGTGAAAGAGCACATATTGAGCGACGGCTGAAGGAGCAAGAGAATGCCGATGGTAATGGCACCTGACTGTGCAGCGCTCAAGGACGAGTTGGACAAGGCGAGGGCAACGTATGAGAGGCTGATTGCCCCCGGTGTCCGGTCTGTGACGGATTCTGACGGCTCTCGTATCGAGTACACAACCGGTAATGCCGAGGCTTACCGGGAGAGACTACAACTCCTTCAGGCTGCTTACGACGCTTGTATCAGCGGCAAGGGCGCAGCGCTGACAACCCCGATTAACTTCATCTTTCCCTGATGCCCGATATCGCTCTTACCCGGCCCGAGACGGCTGCTATCGGAGGTGCCCTGGAGGGCGCTGAGCGGACGACTCGCGAGACGATGCTGTGGGTCGCCGACCGCAGGCATCCTGACCAGATCATCAACCAAGTTAAGGATGAGGCCGATTTTCGCGGGCGCGATGTCGTCAGCAATGACGGCTACGCCCAAGGCATTGTCGATCTCAATCGGGACAACATTGTCGGGTCGCAGTTCCGGTTGAACTCGCAGCCCAACTGGACCGTCCTGCAACAGCTTTACTCCACCCGGTTTGACGAGAAGTGGGCCGAGGAGTTTCAGGTCGCCGCCGAGGAAAAGTTCAACCTCATGGCTGACTCCGGTGGCTGTTACCTTGACGCGTCCCGAAGGAATACGTTCACCTCATTGGTGCGTATGGCCGTTGCTGGTTTCGTTTATACCGGTGAAGTCCTGGCGACGGCTGAATGGATACGGGAAGTTGGAAGACCGTTTAACACCGCGATCCAGATGGTTGCGCCTACAAGGCTGTCGAACCCGGATGGTAAAGAGGACGACCAGTTCCTACGGCGAGGTGTACGCAGGGATCTGCGGGGGCGGCCAACCGGGTATTTCATCCGTATCGGTTATCCAACCCAGTGGTATATGGGCACCGATACGTTCCGATGGGCGTTTGTGCCGGCCGAGAAGCCGTGGGGCCGCCGGCAAGTCATCCACATCATCGATTCGATTCAACCGGACCAGACGCGTGGCGTAGCCAAGCTTGTCGCCGTGTTGAAAGACATCAAGATGACGAAGAAGTTCGAGGAGATCGTCCTCCAAAATGCGGTGATCAACGCAAGCTATGCCGCGACGATCGAGAGCGAGTTGCCGAAAGAGGTTATCGCTGCGGCAATGGGCGGCGGCGGCCTGGACCCGAACGCGTCTTTCCTGAACGTCATCGGGTCATACCTGACCAGCCTCAATAGCTACCTGTCGGAAGCCAATGGCGTTGCCGTGGATGGGGCGAAGATGCCCCACCTGTTCCCCGGCACCAAGCTCAACATGCAGACGCTGGGGACGCCTGGAGGCGTGGGAACCGAGTTTGAGGTATCCCTGTTGCGGCACATCGCGGCCGGCTTGGGCATCTCCTACGAGGAATTTGCCCGCGATTTCAGTAGGACGAATTACTCGTCTGCCCGTGCGGCCATGATGACGACGTGGAAGCACATGATGGGCACCAAAAAGTTCGTCGCCGACAAGTTCGCGGACGAGGTGTACTCGCTGTGGCTTGAGGAGGATATGAACGCCGGCAATATGCCGATGCCGCGCGGTTTTACCAGTGAGGTGTGGTATCGCCCGTGGGGCAAGGAATGCTTCACCTCTTGCGACTGGATCGGGGCGGGGCGTGGTCAGATTGACGAGTTGAAGGAGACACAGGCTGCCTTGTTGCGGGTGAAGGGTGGCATGTCCACCCGCGAGTATGAGATCGCGAAACAGGGCGGGGATTGGCGGAAAGTGTTCAGGCAACTGAACCGTGAGGCGAAGCTACAGGCCGATCTCGATCTGGCCTTCGACCAGAATGTCCAGAAGGATGGGTCTACAAGCGGTCAGACGGTGATGCAAGACACACCGCCTAGTAACACTAATGCTGTGTCCCTTAACCAACTGACAGAAGCATTCGCAGAGGCAATTTCACTGATGCCGGCACCAGTTGTCACCGTGCCGCAGCCTGTGGTCAACGTGGCCCAGCCTACGGTCAACGTGGCCCAGCCGGTGGTTAACGTGCCACAGCCCATAGTCAACGTACATCTGCCGATGAAGGGCGTCGAGCGAACCCGCGTCACCAAGCATGATGCGTCCGGCCGAATCCTTGAGTTCGAACGCGAGGAAGTCGATGCCTAGCCTTGTCTACGATTCGATGGTCGATGACATGGCGCGAGGCGCAATCGCTTTTGATACTGACAGCTTTAAGGTGATGTTGGTCGATGCGACCTATGTGCCCGATAAAGCTGGGCATACTCGTCGCGATGACGTGACGGGTGAAGTAACGGGTGTCGGCTATACGGTGGGCGGCGCGGACGTTACCGTCACTGTCGGGACTGATCTGGTATTGAATCGTACAGATATCGGGTTGGGTGGAGCGCAATGGCCGGCCGCAACCATCACCGCTGCCGGGGCAGTTTATTACGATAGCCGTGGTGGTGTGTCGGGGGAGGATGAGCTTGTCGCTTACATCGATTTTAGCGGTGATGTCGTTTCAGTTGGGGGGCTTTTCGCTCTCGAACCATCCACGGTACGCATTCAGAATTGAGAGGCGATCATGAACGCGCTGTTCGATTTAGCGCGTGTCAATACAGCGACAGTCGGTACTGGTCCGGTTGCGCTTGGAACGCCTGTTTCGGGGTTTTTGACGTTTGTGGCTGCTGGCGTGCCGGATGGTGCGACTGTCAGTTACGGGATCTCCGATGGTCCGCAGAGTGAAGTCGGCTGGGGTGTTTATACTGCCTCTGGTTCGACACTGACTCGGAACGTGTATCGTTCGACAGGTGCCAATAACACTAGCCCAATTATTTTGTCCGGGGCTGCCCAGGTATTCATCACGGCATTGGCGGAAGACTTTGGAAGCCTGCCGCCAGGACCGCAGGGCGACCCTGGACCGCAGGGCAACCCTGGACCGCAGGGCAACCCTGGACCGCAGGGCAACCCTGGTCCGCAGGGTAACCCTGGAGCGACAGGACCGCAGGGTCCGCAGGGCAACACAGGTCCGCAGGGTCCGAATTGGTTAGTTGGTCCCGGTCTAGCGCTTAATACCGGAACATCACCTTCCACTATTGATGTAGCGGTGTCATACGCGCCAATCGATAGCCCGGTATTAACTGGTGATCCGCGTGCCCCTACGCCTGCTGTTGGGGATAACGATACTTCGATAGCGACCACCGGCTGGGTGAAGTTGCAAGGTTACGTCCTCAAGTCGGGCGACACTATGACCGGCGCGCTGGTTATTAACCAGAACGCCGCAGCATTGCCCGCCCTTCCTGCGTTAGCGGCGGGTCAGGGATTGTGGATAGGTGGAACGGATTCACAAATTGCTTCGCTGGGCGTGGACGCTTTCGGTGGATTCCCGGTTCAGTATTTTCGTGCCGCAAAAGGCACGGCAGCGGCGAGGACCGCGCTTACTTCTACTGATCTGATAATGGTATTGCAATGTCATGGCGCACAAAACTCCACCACCTATGGGCAGGCCGCCCAAATAACCTGCAAATCTCGGGACAATTGGACGACAGCCGCGCACGGCGCGTATTGGTACATTGAAACCTGCCCTCCCGGATCGGTTACTCTTGAAACCGCAGTAACCATCGGGCGCGGCCTCATGGTCGGCGGGAGTATCGCCAACGATCCGGGGCCGGGCGGGATTTATGTGGCCGGGCCAACGACGTTCGGCGGCACGGTAACATCCAACGGCAACATAACAATTGCCCCTTCCTCCGGATGGGCCAATCTGACGGTGCGCGCGCCCGCAGCGGGAAACCGCGCTCAGCTTAACGGTTATGTCGGCACAAACCAGCGGTGGGAACTGGATTTAGGCGACGGGGCGGCGGAGAGTACCGGCAACGCCGGAAGCAATTTTGGGCTCGCGCGGTTCAACGATGCCGGCACTTTTATCGACTTTCCGCTGACAATTAACCGCGCGACCGGCAATGCGACGTTTAGCGCCAACGTGACGGTTGACGGCGGCAACATCGTTCTTGGGGCTGCTGGCGGCCTTGGCATTATGTACATGGGAGGAGCATCGCCAAATGCGGGGCGGATTGCTGCCAACAATACCGCGATCAATTTACAACTACCGCCCGGCGCTAACCCGAGTTCGACGATCTACAGCAATCCCGGCGTTGCCCTGCACGTCGTTGATAACTCGGGCAATCTAACGATTGCTGGCGGCACCGCGACAAAACCCGGCGGCGGACCGTGGGTAGCGCCCTCCGACTTTCAGTTGAAAGTACGCGACAGCATCGAGCCATACAAACGCGGGCTCGATGCGATTATGCAACTGCAACCCGTGATCTACGAATACAACGGTGAAGGCGGCTTGCCGAAGAACACAAAGTTTCATGGGTTGATAGCTGACGATGTTGAGCCGGTCCTGCCGGAAGCTGTAGGCCATGCCGTGCTGGGCGCACAGCCGGCGATGACGGAAGACGATGAAAGCATCGATGGTAAAGAATATCGGACGCTCGACCAAAACCCGGTTTTCTTCGCCATGTTGAATGCCATAAAAGAACTCAAGGCAGAACTGGACGAACTAAAGGCGGCAACAGTGCCGGCGGGAACCTCGCCATGATGAATTTCCCTGACGCGCCCACTGTCGGCAGAGATTTGGGCGTGACCAACACACCCCCCGATGCGGCGGGCGGGCCGCATGTGGCTTAACACATGCTAGGCTTTGGTCCGCTTGGCTGGCTGGCACTAGGCCAGCTTCCGCCAAGCGACCGGCCGGCGGCGGTAGCTCCGGGTGACCTTGTCACCCTGACGGTTACGATCGAGCCAGGGGCTGCCAGTGGTGAGATACTGGGTGTCCTCGCACCCGGTGCCACTATCCCGCTCGTTGTTGCGCTCGATGCGGGCAAGGCCAGTGGGCAGAGTCAGCGCCCGCCAGTCATCTGGTTGCCGCCCAGTCAGATACGTAATGCGGTAGCGCATGGCGCGCTGATCACACTCAACGTGTCAGTCTTGCCGGGGCGAGCGTTTGGTGTCGTCTCGCTGCCGGTTCCCGTTATCAATGCGCTGGCACCGGGCACGGTAGTCCATTTCGATGTTTTCCTTTTACCCGGCGAAGCGACGGGGGACACGATCGAATACGATAACGCATTCTTGTTGACAGCGGCTTGACGTTTGTGTTGCCCCGGAACCGAATCTAGTTAACTATGACTAATGTCATCGTATTAGGCACGCCAGATGAGCATGACAGCGTTTTCGCGTGACATCGCGTACCGGCTCCACCATCGCGGAGTTTTGGTCGAACGTGGTCACGCCGATGTTGCCGCTGCCCTACGTGATATCGCTGCGGTGGATTTGGCTGAGGTTAAGGCTGGCTTTCGGGCGCGCATGTCCGAACTTGTTTCCAGCTACGGGTTCAACGGAGGAGTGGAGCACGCAAAACCGTTTGCGTATGCCGCCGGGATCGCCTTCATCCCAATACACGGTTTCCTCGTCAACCGGATGTCATGGTCTGCGGAGTTCGCCACGGGTTACGACTTTATAAGGGCGCAGCAGGATGCCGCGTTGGCTGACGATGACGTTAAGCTGCTGGTGTACGACGTAAATTCGTCAGGCGGACTAGCTTCTGGCTGTGCTGAGTTGGCGAACACATTGTACGAGAGACGCAGCATCAAACCGAGTTTGGCCGTTGTCGATTCGCACTGCTACTCGGCTGCGTACTTCCTGGCAAGTGCTGCCGACCGGGTTGTTGTGACCCCGTCTGGCGGGGTTGGGTCGATCGGTTGTGTCGCGATGCACGTCGATTTCAGCCAAGCGCTCGAAAATGAGGGCGTCAAACTTACTTTCATCTATGAGGGTGCCGAGAAAGTAGATGGAAATTCGTTTGAACCCTTGTCACCAAGGGCGAAGGAATCTATACAGCGTGATGTCAGTTATCATTACGGCATGTTTGTCGAAGCCGTAGCTCGACATCGCGGATTGTCGGAGGATGAGGTTCGCGCCACGGAAGCCAGATGCTACTTGCCGTCCGAAGCGCTTGAACTCGGCCTTATCGACGGAATCAAAACATCCGTTGAAGCCGTCAACGAGTTGGAGCCTACCATGGACAAAGCGATGACCCCGGAAGATGTATCTAGAATGGTTGCGGAGGGCATAGCTGCCGGTCTGGCGGCCGAACGCAGCCGCGCCGCTGCTATTCGAGGGTGTGAGGAAGCCAGAGGGCGCGAACAACTTGCTTCGCATCTGGCCGAGGGTACCAGCCTGTCGGTTGACGAAGCACGGGCCATCCTGTCGGCAGCCGGTGAACCGGTAGCCAACACACGGCAAGCGGCTAACGGATTCGCGGCTGCGATGGATCACTCACCCAATCCCAATGTCGGTGCCGATCCGGCTACAGAGGGTAGTGACGCGGACGATCCGACTAAGGTGGCGAACCAGTTGCTGGCGAACTATGTCGCTGCCTCTGGCCGCAAGATCAAAGCAGCCTAACCGGAGGAACGACTATGGCAGCGACGTATCCGCCTCTGCTTGCGACCGGGTTCACTGACCAGGGCCGGTTCGACCCATTTGACCTGTACGGCGGCGAGTCGGATATCGTCACCGATCAGGGTGAGGCTCCCGCCGGGCAAGCCATCCTACAGTTCCAAGTTTTGATGCGGGACGCGGACGGGAAGCTGATCCCGTTCACCAGTGCCGGCGCGGGTTACGCTACCGGGACGATCACGGTAGGTGGGCAGCCGGTAGCCACCGATACGCTGACGATCAATGGCGTTGTGATCACGTTCCGCACCGCTCTCACCTTTGTCGGCATCGAATGCCTGATTGGGACGAGCACCACCGTTACCGCGAGCAATCTCGCTGCTGTGATTAACGCCAATGTTGCAACCCTCAATTGTACTGCGGCTGCATCCGGCACTACGGTGACACTGGTTGCCGAAGATGTCGGTACAGCGGGCAACTCGGTTACAGTGGTGGAAGGTGTTGCCGCCGCCGGTTTCACCGTCTCCGGTGCCACGCTGACGGGCGGCAGCGCTGCTGAAGGGACGCCGAGTAACAATGCGATCGGCATTGCGGCCCAACCGCTCGATGCCGCCTCGACCAGCCGGTGGTTCCCCTACTTCACTGGCGGCGTGTTCAACCACCAAGCCCTGGTTTGGCCGGCTGGCTTTATGTCACTGGAAGAGCGGAAGCGGGCTTTTGATGGCTCCAACATCGGCGTGAGGCAAGTGCTGTAGCCGGATTCAGAAGGATTTGATCCATGCCTCTTACCTTTTATAACACGCAGGAGTTAATCCAAGTCCAGCAGCGGCTTGCCGATCTGCCGGATGGCTTCTGGAGGAACATGGCTACCCGCACGATCACCAGTGATCGTGAGGAGATCCTGTTCGAGCGGGCGGATATCGACAACCGGAAGCTGGCTCCGTTTGTCGCGCCTAATGTCCAGGGCCGCGTGATGAGGGGTCAGGGGTACGCGGCGCAAAGCTTCCGGCCGGCGTATGTGAAGCCGAAGCATGTGGTCGATCCCACCAAGGCGATCTCGCGGATGATGGGCGAGCCGATCCTGGGTGGCATGAGCCTGGAAGCACGGTTCAACGCCCACATCGTCAACAACCTCCGACTCGAGCGTGAGGCGATCGAGCGACGGTGGGATTGGATGGCGTCCAAGGCTATCCAAGACGGTCAGGTGACCGTGGCCGGTGACGACTACCCTTCGGTCACGGTGTCGTTTGGCCGTGACCCACAGTTGACCCGGCAGCTTACCGGGGCCGCTCGATGGAGCCAGACGGGGACGGCCGATCCGCTGGGTGATCTGGCGGCGCTGAACGATCTGTGCTTCACCCTTGGCAATGCACCGATCACCCGGTTCATCTTTGGTGCCACAGCCTGGGGCAACTTCATCAAGAACCCGGCTGTCTTGAACCTGTTGGACGCCACCCGGCGAATCGGCAGTAGTGAGTTCCCGACGATCCCGCTGATTGCGAACTCGAACTCGCAGTCGATGGGGGCGATCATCACCACAGGCGGCCGGTTCGACTTGTACCGGTACTCCAACTGGTACTCCGATGTGGACTCCAACAACGGCAACCTGACCACTCGGCAGTTTCTCGATCCGACCGTGGTGGTTGGCGTAGGACCGGCGATCGACATGGTTGCCATGTACGGCGCGATCATGGATGCCGATGCGAACTTCACCGTCGAGCAACCAATTTTCCCGAAGATGTGGAAAAACATGGACCCGTCAGTTGTTTACACCATGTCGCAGTCAGCCCCGCTGTTCGTGCCGTTGAACCCAAACGACAGCTTCAAGCTGACCACTGAATAGGAGGTAGACATGGTAGACCGGGTGGCGGTTGGTTCCCTCGTCCACATGGACGATAAGGGTAACCGGGTGACCCTTGGGCCGGGTGAGCGTTTCAATACCGAAACGTTAGGGTTGAGCGAAGAGGAAGTCCGGAAGCTCGACGCCAGCGGCATCATCCGTTCGCCACGGGATGACACCGGGCGTGCGCCGGCTGTCGCTGGCCCTGGTGAGGAAGCGGTGACGGAGAACCGGACGCCTACCAGGGCACCAGCGGACCATGCCGATGACCGGCGTACCGGCCGGCGGCGGCCGGCAGAAATTGATCTGTGAGTGACTGGTTCACTGTTAGGCAGCAAGCGCGGAGGGATGTCCACACCACATTCTCCCTCCTAGCGACCTACACCGATTCGTCAGGTAGTGCCACTGGGCTTCATGTTCGGTGGCACTCTCGTTTTACGGCGGCGATCGGTGACATTCCCGGTGGCGATTACGCACGGGTGATGGAGAACATCGACCGGGTGGTCTTCAATGTGGAGGAGTTGGCCGAGAGACAGGTCAACCCTAAGCGGGCCGGTATAGTGGTCTTCGACATGTACCCGGAGCACCAGTTCGTGCTTGACGTGCGTGAGCCTAGCGATGGGCCGGTGTACCTGATCTGGACGGTAACCCGGCCATGAGCATCATCATCGATACAACGGGGTTGCGCGAGTATAGCCGCTACCTTCAGTTGCTGCCCGATATTGCACCGCGTGCCGCCACTTTGGCCCTTAACCAGACGGCAGAGAGGCAGGGGTTGTCACTGGCAAGGGAAGCCATGCTGGAGCAAGTGGCGTTCCCCGCCGGCTACCTGTCGGGGACCGATGGGGTTGGTCAGAAACGCTTCAGGCTGAAGTACCGGGCCACGCAGGACCGGCTGGAAGCGGGGATCGTAGGTCAGTTCACCCCAACCCCTCTGGCGCGGTTTACGAGTGCCAGGGCGTCCTTTGTCACGTCCAGAGCTAGAGGCAGGCGGCGTCGTCGCGCGCAGGCTGGGCGGGGCGTGACGGTCATGGTGCAGCCCGGTCGCAGTGTGACACTGAAAAGGGCATTCCTGCTGTCGTTGCGAAGCGGGAATATCGGCCTAGGTATCCGGCTGCGGCCGGGTGAAAGGCTAGAGCACACGGTCGGAGCGAAGCTGATCACCAGCGGGCCATTGGCCGGTGTCGCTCTGCTATACGGCCCGAGTGTGGATCAGGTGTTCCGCACGGTCGCGGTCGATATCTCGCAGCCGCTGCTAGTTCACCTGGAAAACGAGTTTCTGCGGCAGATCCAACGACTGAGTAGGAACCAGTAAATGCCGATCTACACCGTGATTATCCAAGCGCCTGCGATCTACGAGGAAGTCGTCGTTAACGCCGACAGCGAGGAGCAAGCCAGGGTTCGCGCGGTTGCCAGTGCGCTCGCCCGACAGCGTGAGGCAGCGACGGTCAGGGTGGACGAACAGACTGATGCCTGAATCTAGGCAACTCGATATCTTGAAGCGGCTGACGGCCCACTTGCAGGGGATCACGCCGGCTAACGGGTACGATTTTGACCTATCGCAAAGCGTGTTTCGTGGCCGGTTGATCTTTGGCGATGATGACCCATCGCCGCTGGTGTCCATCGTGGAACACCTGACGGCCGATGTGAACGTCAGTACGACCGAAGAGAATCAGGTAACCCGGTTTGAAACCTGGGTACTGCTGGTACAGGGCTGGATCTTGTACGACGTGGCTCACCCCACCGACGATGCTTATCAGTTGAAGGCGAGCGTTGAGAAGCGGCTGGGTGAGTGCATCAAGCAGAACGACCAGGGCTACCCGGCTTTTCCTGATGCCTACTTCCTGGGCTACAAGAAGGGCATCACAGGCATGTCGATCGGACCAGGGGTAGTCAGTGTTGCTATCAGGCAAGAGGCGAGTTCAAGGGCTTTCTTCTACCTGCCGCTTGGTATAGGTTTGGCGACGGACGTGAGCAATCCGTTCTTGCCGTAACGGAGGCAGATCATGCAAGGCGAGTTGAAGAACTACACACTCGGTCGCGGCAAGCTGTATTTCGATAAGTTCGCCGCCGTGAACACGGAAATCCCTACCGGTGAGCGGTATCTGGGCAACACGCCAGCCATTACGATGACGACGGCGTACCAGAACCTTGACCACTATAGCTCCGATGAAGGCGTTCGGGTCAGGGACGATTCGGTGCAGTTGCAGGTCGATCGCGCCGGCACGTTCCAGTGCGACAATATCAACATGGAAAACATTGCAATCATGTTCGGTATTGCGCCCCCGGTGGAGGAGTCAACCACAGCCGCGACGGCGAAGACCGAAGATATCGTTGTCCAGAAGGGACTGTGGTATCAGCTAGGCACCGATCTGTACGCGGATGGCATTGGGGCCGTTACGAATGTCAGCGTGACGGTCACAGCCAGCCCGGTCACGATGGCTGGCAACTACCAAGTCGATCTGGAGAAGGGCCGCATCTTTATCGAGGATGGGGCGACCGACATCGACAACGACGACGAGATCACCGTGACCTACGACGTTGTCGTTCAGGATCGGGTGGTCGTAGTTGACGATAACACCCAGGTTGAGGGGAGTTTGCGGTTTATCGCGGACAACCCGAAGGGCACAAACCGAGATTACTATTGGCCGCATGTGCGTCTGGCCCCGTCCGGTGAGTTCGCGCTGAAGGGCGAGACGTGGCAAACCATGACATTCGCCTTTGAGATCCTGATCCCGAAGGACGGCCGGAAGATGGTCTACATCAGGGAAGTGCTGGCACCAGCGGCGTAGTAGCACCTTGCCCCGGTTGCTTACCCCCGCAACCGGGGCGACCCAGGTGGGAGACAAGCTATGCCTTTGGCCGATTTCAGGCCGGCGAAACGCGCGGTCGAGTTTCCCGGCGGCGAGTTCGAGGTCCGCGCGTTAAACCTTCTCGACATCAGTATGTTGATCGACAACCACCGGTACGCTGTCGATCAGATTGCGGCTCAAGTGAGAATGTCACGAGAGATGATGTTTCCGGATGATGATATCATTCGCGAGGCGATCATTGAGGTGATTCGCGAATCGCCTGTGCTGGTGGCGAACATCATCTCCTTGTGTTGCGATGAGCGTGACCAGCAGGAGATGGCGTTGCAGTTGCCGGCGACGGTCCAACTTGCAGCTTTGCTCACCATTGCTGACCTGACTTTCAAGGATGCCGCCGCCATAAAAAAACTAGCCGCCGACGTGATGAGGCTGATCCACGGGATTCTCCCGCCGGGGACGGTAACGTTGGCGCAAGCGGCAGAGTAAGGGAGACGTGGGCAATTGAAACTTACCGGAGCTTGCGCGAAGACGCCGCACTGCTGGTAAGCGAAGGTTACGGTCTTGGCGATGTGTGGGCGATGCCGCTCGCCATGCTATGGACCGAAGCCGATATCGCACAGGAACGCATACATAATCGAGTCGCTATGGAGTCCGTCCTTATCAGGGCGGCTGTGATAGATGTATTGTCTGGAGGGAACCATCTCCGTGAAAGCTTAGAGGAACTGCGGTGAGCGACGGCGGCCTCACACGGGACATCCTGCTACGCATCCGGGCGCAGAATCTTTCCACTGCCGAGTTCCACGCTGCCAAGACGGCGGTTGACAGTTTAACTGCTTCGCTCGACAAGCAGATCCAGTCAGCTAACCGGGCGGAAATAACTGAAAAAGAGTTAACCGCCACCCTGACCAAGCTCGAACAGGCGAGCCGGAATTTTACTGGTATCGCTACTGCGATCGACCAGTTCACGAAATTCCAGAATGTCATCCAGCTATCGGAACAGCGGGTAGCACAGGCCGCTGCCAAGCTTGAACAGCTTCGTACCAAGCTGGCCCAGACGGGCGAAAGCGGAGGTGAAGCCGAACGTGCTATCGCCAAGCTGGAAAGCCGGCTGACATCGGAGCAAACCAAGCTCCAAGAGAACCTTGCGACCTATGAACAGATGGGCGCGGCACTCCGAAAGGCGGGTGTCGATGTCAACAACCTTGCTGTCGCCGAACAAAACCTGAAGACCGCAGCCGATCAAGCCGGCGCGGCGATCACAAAGTTGAACGACGCCAAGTTGAACTTGGCTGAGAACACACGCAAAGCCAGAGAGGCGCAACGCCAACTTAACGAGGCACAAGCGGCCGAGGCGGCGGAACAGCGTAAGACGGCCGAGGCGTACGCTCAGTCCGTCAAGATACAAGAGGCTGGGCAGCTACAGGCGTTTCAGACATTCAAGACGGCCGAAAAAGCACGGGCAGACGCGAACGCTAGGTTTGTCACCCAGGTCCGCGAAGGTCTGATCATCGTCAGAAGGGAGCAAGCGGAGAAGGCGGCGGCAGCCAAGGCTGCTGCGGACGCACAAATCGCCGAGGAGCAACGGGTAGCTACGCGGACCAGGGAGATAGCACGGCAGCGGGAGACGGATGCGCTTGCCAACTTCCGGCGGCTCCAAGCCCGGTTGAGGGGCGAGGAAACCGCTGCCGCAGCCCCGGCTAGGGCACCAACGCCCGTACCCGGTGCGGGGCCGGGGGGACCACGTACCGATGCTATGGGGCGTCCTGGGCGCGGTGCCGCCGGTACACCAAGTTTATTCGGCCTGCGTCCCTATGAACTGACCAACCTGGGCTACCAGATAAACGATGTCATTAGCGGTTTGGCGAGTGGTCAGAACGCCACCCAGGTGCTCGCGCAGCAAGGTGGTCAGTTTATCCAAATTTTCGGTATGGCTGCGCTGCGCTGGTTCCCGGCGGTAGCGGTAGCAGCTACTGCCGCCGCAGTTGCCATCGGGGCATTAACCAGAAACCTGAATGAAGCTGCCTCGCTACGTCAGTTCGATGCTGCCCTGACGGCCAATGCCCGTGCGATCGGATACAACAAGGAACAGCTAGTTGCTCTTCAACACACCGTTGAAGACATGGCTGTCTCCTGGGAAGACGCTGGCAAGATAATCAATCAAGCGGTTAAGGCCAACATCCGGCCTGAATTGATCCAGCCGTTCGCTCAACTAGCAAAGGATATATCTCGCGTCGAAGGCGTCGATGTTAAAGACGCCATGGCGGATATCATCAAGGGCTTGACCGGTGGTCGGGACGCCATTGGGGAGTTGATTGCGAAGTACCCGGCTCTCAATGACGCCCAGCTTAAACATGTTCGGGCTTTGTTGGAGGAAGGGAAGGCGGGTCAAGCTCAAGTTGAAGTCCTTCGCATCTTGAGCGAAATGTATCGGGATGCGGCACAAAGGAAAATCAGTCCGTTTACCGATGCAACCGAGAAACTGAGTAAGGAGTGGAATCACCTTCTCGATACACTTAGTAAGAGTAAGGTCTTCTCGGATCTTGTAACTCTTGTTACCAGTCTTGTCGGCGCGATGACTAAGGCGGTAGAACTCGCCGATCAACTAGCCAAAAAGTGGGACGATCCGAAACTTCAATTAGTGATTAAGGCTCTCGGATTTGTGGTTAATCCTGCCGGCGCGGCGGGGGCTGCGCTTGGTAGTGGAGCCGGCGCGATCTTCGGTCCACCTAAACCGGTAGCAGAAGCTGGAGTTGGAGGGGAACGCTTTAGTTCTGGCGGTCTCAAAGTTGATACAGAGCAGCTTCGCCTTCTTGCTCAGATACTGACCGAGGCGTCTAAATCGCTTCCCCCTGGTTACCGAGCGGAGACTTCTAATACGGAGCGCCCTGGTGCCATAGTAGCCGGCACCGATAAACCATCGGAGCACGGTTTCGGACGTGCGATCGATGTTCGCATTGTGGATGACAAGGGACAACCGGTTCCCGGTTTTATGGGGGCGGGCGGGTCGGTTTACCAAGCTTTCGATAAAGCCGTAGAAGCTGCGGCGGCGCGGATAGCTCCAGGCCAACCACTTGCTATCGGAACGCGGTTTTCAAAACCAGATTCCGGCCACTACAGTCTGGGTGGTCAGGAGGCTGCTAACCAAGCCGCTCGATTGGGTACTACTACAGGGACGACAACTGGCGATAGCGGCGAAAAGGAAAAGAACGCTCAACAGGCTATTCAGCAAGCAAAAGACCGCATAGCGTTAGAACAAGCAGCAAGTCAGGCGGAAGAGCGGCGAGAGGTTGAACGACAAGCGCGGGTTCGCGCCGAACAGGAGTCGAATGAAGACCTTAAACAGAAGGAGATCGTCCGACTAGCTTTGGTGGAGTATGATCAACGTAAGAAGCGAGAAAACTTCGCCATAGAAGAACAGGAGAACAAACAGCGTATCCAAGACGGCAATGATTATCTGCGTATTCAGGCAGCCGGTGCCGCAGCGGTAGCGAAAGCTACAGCGGAAGGCATTAAAGGCTACGAGGCGCTGAGGGCGATTAAAGATAGGGGCGAAGCGGAAGGAAGAGCACAAGTACAACGCGAGAAGACCGAGCGGGATCAGGTTGATGCCACAGACAAGCGGATAGCTGAGCTTCGTCGCGCCCTTCTCAACGAGCAAAAATCTGCCCTCGACCAACTCAACACCGCAACTAACCTGAAATACGACACCGAGATCAAGCAACTCGAAAAGCTGGCAGAACGTCAAACTACAACGGACAAGGCTAAGCTCGCTTCACAAAAGCAAGAGCTTGAAAACTTGCGTCAGATGGAGCTTGCCCGCAATAATCTGACGGCGGCCCAGAAAGCAGGACAAGAAACCACACAAACTCGGCAGGCTCTCGTTTCGAGTGCT